CGCAGCCGGCAGCACGTCAGCCATGATTTTCGACGTGATCTTGCCTTCTTCGGCCATTTTTTTAAGGGCGCCCACAGGCAAGCCCATGCCATCGGCCAGCGCTTTCATCAGGCGCGGCGCGGACTCGTTTACCGCATTGAATTCTTCGCCGCGAAGGGTTCCGGAAGCGAATGCCTGGGAAAGCTGCAGCTGGGCGGACGCCGATTCGGATGCGGCCGCACCTGAAACCACCAGCGCAAGGTTGACCGTTTCGACAATCTGCGAAACCTTTTTTTGCTCGACGCCCAGCTCGCGCGTGCCGTTGGCGATCCGTGCGTACAGGATGCCGGTCTCCATCAGCCCTTGCGTCGATTGCGTAGCGATCCGCTTCACGTCGGCATAAGCCGCTGCATATTCCCGCTGCGACGTGGTCGCCAGCTTGAGCTGCGAGGTGAACTTGGCGTACTCGTCTACCATGCGGCCGAGTTGCTGCACGCCGAGCGCACCAGCGATCGAGGCGATCGCGCCTTTCGCTGCATTGGCGGCCCGTTCCATGCCGGCAGTGGCATTGCCAACCACCTGGCGTGCGGAGTCCATGTCGCGCTGCAGCCGTGCGATATCTGCACGCAGTCGAATCTCCATGTCTCCGATGATCATTTACTGCTCCAAAATAGAAAAAGGGCCACCGTGTGGTGGCCCTTCGTAGGGGGGAAATAAGTTCGCTGTGCTACTTGAGCGCCCAGAACAAAGCCAGCCCGATCAAAATCGTTACATTGACCCCAGCGAGAAATATTCTGGAGGTACTTGGCGACTTAGGCTTCTGGAGAGCTTCAACATAACGCTGCTCAGCCACGGCCGCCTTTACCCTTGCCTCGTCGAGCTCGTCATAATTCAAAGTTTCCTCAACCAAGAGTCTTTCGAACTTAGTCTTGTCATCATCGCTTAGTTCATCCAAGATTCTCGCAATATAGGGCGCATATCCTAGATGAACCTCATCAAAGTCCATTCCCATCCGTGCAGCTTGGGCTACCAGTTCACGTTCGGCACGGACGATTGCACGGACAGTTTCACGATCTACTGTTGTTACCACTATATTCGCGCGCGGAAGGAGGCCTAGTTTTTCCAATGAAGCGTACATTTCATTTCCAGTGCTTGATGTCATAGCACAATACTACAACAGGTCTACTATGAATCAATACTGATATTTACTGGCATGCGCTTCCATCGCGATGCCGTCGAACATGTGAATAACCTCCAGCTCCCAGCGGTTGAACTGGACTCCCCACAGCTGCTGGTACGCCAGGATCTCTTGCGAGGTCAGTTCGCCAGGGCCCGACACGCCAGCCGGACGCCCCATATTGCAGAAGGCATCCCACAGCGGACGGCCGGCCTTGGGCCATTCCATCGCGAGCCGCGGGTCGACCTCTTTCGTGTTCTTGGCCACGCGCTGCAGGTGCGTGCGCAGTGTGGCGCCATCACCCTGCCGTGCCGAGAGTTCGAACTCGGCCCGGGCGCAGTCCGCTAGGCTTTCGCGGAGTCGACGATAAAAAGCTCGGTCTTGTGGATGCCGGCGCGGACCTGGGCGCGCAGCCACTGTTTCTTCGGATCGGTCAGCACCGCACGGACGTTCGCCGGCGTGCACTCGAGCAGCTGGCCGCCGACCGAGACGTTCCAGCCCAGGCACGAGGCAACCAGGTAGTCGGTTTCGTCTTCGATGTCATCCAGCGGATCGGTCGACTCGAGCTTGCCATTGGCAGCGAATTCGGCGCGCAGGCGGCGCGTGCGCGCCAGGTCAATGCGCTTGCGCGATTCGTGCTCCGGGCTGGCCAGCTCGATGAAGGTGCTGGTCGGCTCCTTGGTGCGCGGATTGACCAGGATCAGGCGGCCAGTGGTGACGTCGTCGAATGCATCGATGTCCAGGGTGGCCACCAGTTTGGTGAGCAGGTTCGATGGCTGGGCTTGGGTATTTGCGTTCATGGTTTTCTCTTTCGCGGAGGTGATATGTGCCCGTGCCTGCTGCCGCGCCCGCGAAAGGCGACGGCAGCTGGTCGGTGCCTGGATTGCCGCACGTAGCGACGAAAGGGTTTAAGCGGCGCTGTCCTGGATGGACAGCGTGGTCATTTCGGTGGCCTTGCCGGCGCCGCCGTTGGTGTCGAGCAGCGCCTGGAACGGGATCGTCTGGATCAGAATCTTCTCGCCGTCGTCCTTCGCCGCGCCGTTCAGCTTCAGGCGGCTCAAGCTGAAAGCCATGAAGTCCGATGCCGCCGAGTTGTCAGCGGTGAACGCCAGGTAGGCGCTCGTTTCGGTCTCGTTGTAAAAAGCATCGCGCAGGCCGGTCGAATCAAACTTCGCCGTGACTTGGCCGGTGACGATGACGCGGCCTGTGGCCGCCTGGTCGGCGGTGTTCGAGCCGATGCCAGGCTCGCTCGACTGCGCGGCCGTGATCTCGATTGTCGCGCTGGTGATCGTGCCGCCAGCGGCGTTACCGACCTTGACCACGCCGTTGACGGCGGCCATGGTGCCGGTAACGGTCACTGGCGTCGGGGTGACGAAGTACTGCGCCACACCCGGCACGACGTCCTTGCCGACGAACTCGACGGCGACGGTGGCCATGCCCGTGGCCGGCAGGGTGAAGGTCATTTTCGAGACCTTCAAGCCGGTGAAGACTTCGCTCGACGGAACGTCTGGATGCCAGTGCTCGATCGAGAACGACTTGTCGGTATGGCCGCTTTGCGGAGTGAATGCCTTCTTGCCGATGACAGCCAGGGTTGCGGCGGTAATCGTACCCTGCGCCACCAGCGCGGAAGCATTCAAGACGATGCCGGTCAGCACCGTGGCGTTCAGCGCAGTCACCTGGATGTTCTTGTCCAGGTTGGCCGGATTGAAGGCGCCGGCGGTCAGGCGCACGACATCGCCGACTTTCACGCCATCGGTCAGCCAGGAGCCGGCAGCGCGCGTGATCGTCCATGCGCCGGCCGCGCCCGCGATGGTGAACGACGCACCGGTCACACTCGCGCCGGCGGCGAAGTCCTTTTTCAGCACTGCGGCCAGGAAGTCGACATAGGTCTTGGCCGACAGCTCGCCGTTGATGGTGCCAGCGACCTTGCGCAGGCCGTGCCGGAAGTCGGCCATCTGGAAGTCGGGGCGCATTTCGCCCGACTGGTAGGTGTCCTTCGTCATGTCCAGCGACGAGGTGACGCGGCGCATGGCCTGCGCCGCGCCGGCGGCAGGCATGACGCCGTAGGTGGTCTCCACTTTGTAGGTGACCTGCTTGAATACGCCGGAGGCTTGGCCCATTTCGATTCCTTTGAAATAAAAAAAACCCGCAAGCGGATGCTGTGCGGGCCCAGGGTAAAACTGCTGATGCTGCTAATTCGGCTCGTGGTACGTGACCTTGAAGTCGATCGTTTTGATGCTGTTGCCGGCCACGTCTTCCATGTCAGGGCCAACCGTGTCGCGCAGCACGCTGATGACGTCGACGCCTGCAATCTGGCCACGCTCGAAGTTGCATGCGCGCCGCGCCAGGTCGATCAGCGCGACCACGTCCGGATATGGCTTTCCGACCACCGTCACCTGCACGCGGCTGGTGACGATCGAGTATTCGGCCTGGGCGTCAAAAGCGCCGACCGGCACCGTGACCACTTCGGTCAGGCCTATCAAGGGCAGGCCCTTATCGACTGCCACGTCGCCGGCGGCAATGCGATCAGCAACTCGCGCGGTGATCGCGTCGGTGCCGAGCAGCAGCGCGCGGATGACTTTCACACTCATGAGCCCTCCGATGCCGGCACGTTGATGTTTTCTTTCGTCAGGCGCTCACGGATCTTCTCGCCCACTGCTACGAGCGCAGACTGGGCGCCGGTATCGAACGAGGGCCGCATGAACGGCTTCGCCTTTGCGCCCGGGTGGTCGACATCGCGTACCGCCTTGCCGTTGACGACAAGCGCACTGCCTTTCTTTGCCGTGATCTTGTGCGCGGCCGTGCCGAACTCGACCAGGTGCGCATGCGGCGCCTTGCGGCCGCCAGCTTTGACGTAGGCATAGACCGTGCCCTTTTTCGATCTGGTCGACACGCGCACGCTGCGGCGCAAAACCCCTTCATCGACCGGTACCTGCTGCTGGACGTCTTTTTTGAACTCGTTTGCGCCTGCGCGCAGGGCCGAGCGAAGAATGTTTCTTTCGACCTTCACCGAAACCTGCTGCAGGAAGGCGTCGAGCTCGCGCCCACCTGTAATCGACTGGTCAGCCATGTGAATAACCCTCCAGCATGAATTCAACGTTCCGCCGGTCATCCAGCAGCGCC